CCAGAAGGCAATCGAGCCGATGCTGCGGCGCAGGATGCGGGAACGCAACGTGCATTGCCGGTTGGAGTGGTTGCCAAGTGTGGCTGACAAGCCGACTAGGGCGCGTTCGTTTCAAGCTATGGCGGCAACGGGCCGGGTATTCTTCGAGCCGGGGGCAGACCTTGGCGAGCATTTGGTCTTCCCGGCGGGCAAGCATGACGATGATGTGGATTGCTCAAGTTTGATAGGCCGGGCGATTGATCAAGCGCACCCGGCGATTGTGAAGCAGCAGACAAACAAAGTCCGCCAAGATGGCTACTGGCCTAAGGCTGAAGCCGATAACGACTGGATAACGGCTTAGGAGGAATGATGAATAACACCTCCTACCACACCGAGCTTGTACGCAAGTTTGAATCGTCAGAAGAGGCGAGCCAGACCGCGCGCAGTGAGGCGGAAAAGGCCCGTGATTACTATGACGGCAGGCAGCTAACCCCCGATCAGATCAAGGCGTTGCAAAAGCGCAAGCAGCCGATTGTGATTGAGAACCTGATCCGGCCAAAGGTTGAATTTCTGTGCGGGCTTGAACGGCAGGGGCGGACTGACCCTAAGGCCTACCCGCGCACCGCTGCACATGACGACGACGCGAACGCGGTAACGGACGCGCTACGCTATGTGACCGAGGACCAGGACTTTCCGATAAAGCGTTCGGGCGTGTTTCAAAACATGCTGGTTGAAGGCTTTGGCGGGCTTGAGGTCTTTGCGGAACAGGGCAAGGCTGGCATTGATCCGAAGTTGAAGGCGCTGGATTGGGACCGCCTGTTCTTTGATCCGCACAGCTCCAAGGCTGATTTCAGTGACGCTAGCTACCTCGGCTATGTCACATGGATGGATATTGAGGAGGCAAAGCGTCGCTGGCCTGAGAGTGAGGCCATCCTTGATGCAACCTTGAACAAAGGTAGTTCGTCCGCTTCAGACACCTATGACGACAAGCCCAAGTGGGCGAATTGGGGGGATACCAAGCGTCGCCGCGTCCGGATTGTCACGATCTATGACCGCTGCCGTGGCGATTGGGAGCGTGGTGTCTTTACGCTGAGCGGCGAGTTGGAAGCGATGGCTGCTTCGCCGTTTGTCGATGAAGACGGCAAGCCCGAATGCGCGCTGATTCTGCAATCGGCCTATGTGGACCGTGACAACGACCGCTACGGCCCGGTGCGCGATTACATGACGCTTCAGGATGAAGTGAACAAGCGCCGGTCGCGGTTTCTACACCTGTCGAATAGTCGCCCGATCCGGGTTGACCCGGCAAGCGGTCTTGATCCTGAAGAAGCGCGCAAGGAGTTCAACCGGCCTGATGGTGTCCTGATTGCGGCGCAAGGCGAGGTAGAAGACTTAAGCAGCCAGACAATGGCCGCTGGTCACTTCAACCTGCTGGCAGAGGCCAAGGACGCAATCAAGGCAGTCGGCCCTAACGCAACTATGCAGGGCAAGTCTGGGCAGGATCAATCGGGCAAGGCAATCTCACTGCTGCAACAGGGCGGGATGACTGAAATGGCCCCGCTGCTGGACAACCTGCGGCATTTCAATATTCGCGTTTACCGGGCAATCTGGAATCGCATTCGCCAGTTCTGGAATGAGGAACGTTGGGTGCGGGTGACGGACGACGAAAAGAACGTGCGGTTTGTCGGGATGAATACCACGCAAGGCGCGCTGGCAGCGGTCAAGTTGCGCGATGCGATGAAGGCGGGCCAGATCGATCAGCAAACCGCACAGCAGTACGCCATGCAGCTTCAGGCTGACCCGGCGATGCAGCAGCCCGCTAATGTCATTGCTGAGCTTGATGTCGATATTCAGATCGAAGAGGTCCAGGATTCGCCGACGCTGCAAATTGAGCAATTTGACCAGTTGACCAAGCTTGCCCCGATGGCTCCGCCGCAATACGTCCCGACGCTGTTTGAGATGCTGATTGAAGCGTCAAGCCTGCGCAACAAGGACAAGCTGCGGGAGATTATGGACCAAGCCAAGCAGGCCCCGCCCGATCCGGCGCAGGAGCAAATGAAGCAGATCGCGATGAGGGCTGAGACTGCCAACATCGAAAAGACGCAGAGCGAAACGGCTGAGAACGCGGCGCAGGTGCAGGCCATCATGGCGGGCATCACGACCGACGCGATGCAGGCCGGATATTCGCAAGCAGCTTAGAGTTTCACCGCCGTCAAGGCGTGGAAGGTGCCGCCGACCAACGGGCGTTTAGAAGTGCCGCCGACTTTAACGGGCGTTTGAGGGAAATCATGGACGACTTGGACGCAATCCTGAATGGGGAAGACACTTCTGCGCCGATTGAAGCTGAAGCCGCACCGCAGCCTGAAACGATAGGGCAACCGCGCGACGAAAGCGGAAAGTTTGCGCCGAAATCAACGGGCGAAACGCAGGAAACTGTGAACGCGGTGCCGCCGACCGAAGAACCTCAAATGGTGCCGATCAAGGCGAAACAGGATGAAGTGCGCAGCAAGAGGCCGAAGCGCGCATTCAAGCCCTCGAAGTACAGATTGCATCGTTTCAAAAGGAACCTGCTGCGCCCCCGCCTTCCATTTGGGAGGATGAACAGGGCGCATTCCAGCATTACGGCTCACAAGTCGTCACCACGGCAGTTGAACAGGCGGAACTTCGTTCCACTGTGCGAATGTCTGAAATGATGATGCGCCAGAATACGCCGGACTTTGACGAGATGAAGGACGTTTACCTTCAGTTGGAGCGGGACAATCCTTCGCTTGGGCAACAGGTCATGGCCGACCCGCACCCGTGGAACAAGGCGTACCAAATCGCTCAAAACCACACCCGGATGCAGACACTCGGTGCAACCAATGTTGCAGAGCTTGAAACGAAACTGCGGGCAGAGATCATGGCTGAATTGCAGGCACAACCTGCGGTGACGCCTAACCTCCCCGCTTCACTTGCGGACGCTCAGTCATCGCGTGTGGCTTCAAACGCCCCGCGCGGCCCATTGTCGCTTGAAGAGATTTTGAACGGCAAGGGTTAATTTGACGCTGTGAAGCGTCCGCTCCCACCACGCGGTTAATCCCGCAAGAGATGGATTTTTCATCATGGCATTTACCACTGTACAGGCGGCTAACGTCGAAGAGCTTTGGGACAATGATTTCTTCAAGTCCTACGTCCGTGCCAACCGCTTCAAGCGCTACATGGGCACCACCGAAAACAGCATTATCCAGACCAAGGGTGATCTGACCAAAAAGGCTGGCGATGGAATTACAATTCCGCTGATCACCGAACTGACCGGCGGCGGTCAGACCGGTAACGGCCTGCTGGAAGGCAACGAAGAGGCGCTGGGCAACTACGGTCACAAGATCGATGTTGCCACCCTGCGTCACGCTGTGGCGGTCACTGACAACGACCAGCAGTTCACCGGCATTCCGCTCCGCGATGCGAGCAAGGAAATGCTGAAGCTGTGGGCCATGTCGAAGTTGCGCACTGACATCATTACGGCGCTGGGTTCAAAGTCGGGAACGGCTTACGGATCGGCATCGGAAGGCGTTAAGGATGCGTGGCTGGTTGCCAACTCGGATCGCGTGATGTTTGGCGATGGCAGTGTGGGCGGTTATACCGACCATTCGGCTGACTTGCTGCTCGTTACCGCTTCGATGAAGCTGACCAAGGAAGTTGTTTCCAAGGCCAAGGCCCGCGCTGAGCAGGCCAGCCCCAAGATTCGGCCCGTCACGGTTGGTGAAGACAGCGAGACGTTCGTGATGTTTGCGGATGCTCGCGCATTCCGTGACCTCAAGCTTGACCTGGCGACTTCGCTGCAAAATGCGCAGGAACGCGGCGACAGCAACCCGCTGTGGAATGACGGTGACCTGATGTGGGATGGCGTTGTCATCCGCAAGATTCAGGAAATCGCCACCTTGGGCGCAGTCGGTGCGGCATCGGCGCTGGTTTCGCCTTACTTCCTGTGCGGTGCGCAGTCGTTGGGCGTTGCTTGGGCGCAGATGACCAAATCGACCACCGACACGCGGGACTACGGTTTCGTAAAGGGTGTTGGTATTCACGAAATGCGCGGCGTGGAAAAGCTGATTTACAACGGCAAGGACCACGGCGTGTTTACCGGGTATGTCGGCGCTCTGGCGCTGTAATGGGCTGGGCGGGGGTTTGCGCTCCCGCCCTTTCCTTTCGGGGGGTGACACATGGCAACAATCGTCACCCGTGCCGGTAAGGGCAGCGAACTAACACATGCCGAAGTTGACGCGAATTTCACGAACCTGAATACCGACAAGGTTGAGGCGGCAAGTCTGGCGGCGGTAGCGATTAGTGGCGCATATGCCGATTTAACGGGCATCCCGGCATCATTCACACCATCGGCCCACGTTCACACCATTGCCAACGTCACCGGCCTGCAAACGGCGCTGGACGGGAAACAGGCGGCGGGTAGTTATGCGGCGGCAGTCCACGGGCATGTGATTGCCGATGTTACAGGATTGCAGACTGCGCTAGATGGCAAACAGGCGGCGGGGTCATATCAACCCCTCGCGGCGGTCCTGACGGCGACTACGGCCAGCTTCACCACGGCGCAAGAGAGCAAGCTTGCCGGGATCGCGGCGGGTGCGACGGTCAACGCGGCTGACGCGGCTTTGCGGGACCGGTCAACGCATACGGGGACGCAGGCGGCGGGAACTATTACAGGGTTGGCAGCGATTGCGACAACGGGCAACGCGGCTGATCTGGACCCGCTATTTGCGAGTACTGTGCTGGGCAACCCGGACGGCATTTCGGGGCCGGTGCAAGAAATCGGGTTTGGCGACTTTGGCAACCTGATCCCCGTTTTTAGCGATTTCGATAACGGCACCGTGCCTGCATCCGGCGGCGGCGGGACAAAGTTTCTTCGCGATGATGCGGTTTGGGTAGTTCCGGGTGGTGGGGGCGGTGCAACATACGGCACGGCAACAATCGACTTCGGCGCGTTTCCCGGATCGAATGAAGCATTGGTTACGTTTGCCGATACGGGCGTGGGCGCGGGGTCAAAGGTGCAAGCGTGGATTATGGCCGACGGTGTGACCATCGATCATGACGCGGCGGACCATCGCTACGCGCCTATCCTTTTCTCACTGTCGGCATTGCCTACGGCGGGGGTTGGCGGCACGATCTACGCGCGCTCATTTTATGAAATGCAGGGGACGTTTGCTGTCCGTTGGTCTTGGGCTTAAGAGGGATTAGAAATGGCATTTCCTAGCACTATCGCAGGCGTTACCGGCAACTTGGTGGAATCCACTGATAACCAGTTGCACGTCCGCCCTGAAACCGATGTGACGACTAACCCTTCGCGAGTGGGTGCGGTCAAGTTTTATGGCGAGAATGACGGCGGCGATTTGACTGGCGCGGTAAACCTTCGCTCGCCAGAAGTTGACGTTGACTATCGCTTGCGGGTTTCGCAGGATTTGATCCTCGAAGAAGAGGTGTTCAACTACACCGCGCAAAACACCGGCAAGCATCAATATCTGACCACGACCATGACGAACACATGGACGGCGGGGCAGCTCACGACGAACGCGACTTCAATTACAACCGTAAATACCGGGACGCAGCTCGCAACCTATGCGCAGTTTCCTAACACAGGGACAACTACGCTTTCGGCAGATACGGAAGTCGGCTTTTCGGCGCAGCCTACTACAAATACGTTTGTCGAATTTGGCCTTGGGCTTGCTGGCACCGCTTTGGTTGCACCGGGTGATGGTGTGTTTTTCCGATTGAACGCTGCTGGCCTGCAAGGGATTGCCTCGTTCAACGGCACAGAAACTAGCACGGGCGTTTTCCCGCTATCGGGCGGCACTGGAACGTGGGCCTATACCAGCAACAAACGCTACCAGTTCATTTGCTACATGGGCGGGGTCGAGGCACAGTTTTGGGTAAATGACGGGGCCGGGGCTGTCATGCTCGGATCAATCCCACTGCCCGCCGCGCAAGGCCGTATTTGCATGGCGGCGGGGATGCAGTATTTCTTCAAACACCGGATTGTCGGCGGCGCCATGCAGGCGTTCTTGGGGGCTTATGGGGTCCGGCAGGGCGGGACCAACAACACCACCACCATTTCGACCGCTGGCAACCGGCTCTACGGCCCGTATTCGGGGTTATCGGGCGGCACTATGGGTAGCCTTGCCATCTATCCTAACAGCACTAACCCTACCGCCGCCGTACCAACTAACACCACGGCAGCGCTAGGCTCTGGCCTTGGCGGGCAGTTCTGGGAAACGGTATCGCTCGCGGTCAATACGGACGGGATCATTTCCAGTTATCAGGTTCCGGCGGGGACTGTGAACGTACCGGGGCGGAGGCTGGTTATTCGCGGGATTGGCCTTATGTCCTACGTCCAGACCGTAGTGGTTGGCGGGCCGTATGTGGCGCAATATAGCCTCGCGTTCGGGCATACTGCCGTTTCACTGGCAACGGCTGAGGGCGCTTCAACAAAAGCTGCGCGACGCTTGCCGCTGGCAGGGTTGACGCAGGTTGTCACTGCTGCACAAGCCGCTAGCACAATTGTTTCGCAGCCCGGTGATAGCTATATGGACCTTGGTGACGCGCCTGTTTTTGTAAACCCCGGCGAGTTCGTCCAGCTTGTAACCAAACACATCGGCACGGCTGGCACAACCGGCGTGGTGGCGCACGTGGTGACGTTCGTTTACGGTTGGGAATAATGACCGGCTACGTCGCCCCCGGATATTGGGCTTACGGTTACGCAGAGGGCGAGGTCGTTTCGATTGTTATCCGGGGGCCGGGGCGTCATATCGGCTTTCAAGGTATAGACCGTTCTATTTCGTCACGTTCCATCAACCGCGCGGCAACAGGGGGCCGTTCCGCGCGCACATCGGTAGGGAGGCGCTAAGTGGCACTGACATTGACTGCAAAGCCCTCTGGCGCTGATTATACCTACACCTATACCGTGCCGGTTGCGGAAGGTGACAGCCTTGCATCCTACACACTGGTAGCAACGGATTGCGTAATCCTAGCGGATGAATCCAGCGGCAATGACATTATTTTTATGGTGTCCGGCGGGGTCGATGGCACGTCCGGGGTGATTGAACTAGAGGCGCTGACTGGTAACAGTGAAGTGCTGCCCGAAACGCTCTATATCCCGATCACCGCAACGCAGGCAGGCCCGACCAAAGCTAGCGGCGTAATCGAATTTGCGCTGCGTAAAGTGTTTGGTAACGGGGCATCAATTGACGCAGCGGCGGGGGCTGACGCACTTGAGCGCCTAAACGATATGGTTGCGTTCTTTGAAGTGTCCGGGGCTTCCGTTGGTTGCCCTATGCCGCTTGAGGAAGGCACTGATTTACTCATTCCAAGCTGGAAGCTTCAGGCGCTCAAATACGGGCTGACCGTGCGCTGTGCTGAGCATTACGGACGCGAATTGACAGGTGATGTGCTGTTGAACGCACGCACCGGGTTGCAGCAGTTGAAGCACTCCAACCTGCCTGCTGACCGGGTTGGCACGGAATACTATTGATGAAAGTCCCGTTCGCCACAACCGCCTTCAATCGCGACCGGGCGGCAAGCCCCGATCTGCAAGTCGTCAATATGCTGGCAGAGCCTTCGCAGACCGAGGAGCGCGGGGTTATCCTGCTCTCGCGTCCGGGGCTAGATGAACTGGAATCGCTGGGGACAGGCCCGGTCAAGGCATTGTTCAAGGCTGACGGGGTGCTAGGCGGTAAGCGCTTCGCGGTATCGGGCAACAGTCTCTACCGCGATAGTACATTACTGGGCGCTGTTAGCTTCACTGGCCCGATCAGCATGGCGGGATATAGCGACAATCTGCTGATTGCAGGCGGGGCTTCGCTGTACGGCTATGACGGAACGACCTTGGCGGCTATCGCGTTCCCTGACGGGGCCGATGTGACTAAGGTTGTGGTCGGCGCAGCGCGGGCCTTGTGCATTCGGGAAGGCACGGGAGACTTCTACTGGTCCGATGTGCTTTCAACCACGATTGACGGGCTTTCATTTGCCAATGCGGAAAGCAAGTCCGACAATCTGCTAGATATTCTGTTCATTGACGACATGGCGGTTCTGTTTGGCTCTGAAACCGTTGAGTTTTGGCCGAATACGAACGATGCTGATTTACCGTTTCAGCCGCTGGAAGGCCGGGTGTTTGAACGCGGGGTACGGGCAACGGGTTGTGCTACGGCGTTCGGGCCGTCATTTGCTTGGGTGACTGATCTCAACCAGATTTGCTTTGCCGATCAGGATAACGTGATTTCGTTCCCCGGCTTGGAAGAGCGGATAATCAAAAGCGTGGATTGCAGTCTCTGGACCTTCACCGTTGAAGGCATGGAGATACTGGCTCTGACCTTGGATAATGAAACCTGGGGGTACAATCGTCGTACCGGGTTTTGGACCGAATTGCGCTCGGTTGGCTATTCCAACTGGTTGCCGGTGTGTTTCGCAGGCGGGGTTTTTGGCAGCGGGATTGATGGCCGGTTGCTGGGCTTTGGCGACACATACACCGATCTAGGCGGAGATCTGGAACGTATCTTTACTGCCGGACAGCCGCTTAACTCGCTCGGCCCGTTCATTAACAATGTGGTGCTGCGATGCCAGACCGGCCAAACGCCTTACCTGTCGGGGGACTATGCTAATCCGGTCATCGAAATGCGGCTTTCGCGCGATGGTGGCAGGACTTGGGGCGGACACCGGCAAACCACGTTGGGAACGCAGGGCGACTACCGGCATTTGGTGCAATGGGTCGGTTGCGGACAGGCGGCGCGAGTTGGCTTTTTTGCGCAGTTCCGGGTGACTGATCCAGTTGGCTTCAGGGT